GGCGTGACAAGCGTTACCGGCACATCTCCGGTCGCTTCAAGCGGTGGTACAACTCCAGCAATTAGTTTGTCTGCCAACTATGGCGACACTCTTAACCCATACGCAAGCAAGACTGCCAATTACATTTTGGCAGCGCCAAATGGAACCGCTGGAGTTCCTACGTTTAGAGCGGTTGTTGCCGCTGACATTCCAACATTGAATCAAAACACAACTGGTTCCGCTGGATCAGTTGCTAATACTCTGACAATTAGCAGTCCGTTAAGCGGAACTAGCTTTAATGGTAGCGCAGCAACTACGATTGCACTTGCAACAGGGTATGGCGATACGCAAAACCCATTTGCAAGCAAAACTGCAAACTATATTTTGGCTGCGCCTAACGGATCTGCTGGCGTACCTACGTTTAGGGCAATTGTTGCTGCTGATATTCCAACGCTTAATCAAAACACAACTGGAACCGCTGCCGGTTTGTCTACAACTCTTGCGGTAGCAAGTGGCGGTACAGGTCAAACTAGTTATACCGATGGTCAATTGCTAATTGGCAATAGCACAGGTAACACGCTATCTAAAGCAACACTTACCGCTGGTTCAAATATTACAATTACCAACGGCGCTGGTTCGATTACGATTGCGTCAACTGGTGGCGGTTCTTCTGGCCCAGTTCTTGAGTCTTACCAAACAATTAGTTCTAATTATTCTGTAACTGCCGGTTCTAATGCGTTTAGCGTTGGGCCTGTGTCTGTGGCGACGGGCGTTGCCGTAACTGTACCTACGGGCCAGGTTTGGCTCATCGCTGCTTAAAGGATCAATCATGAGCGCAATTAAACTTCAAGGCAATTCAAGTGGGTCTGGAACTTCGGTTCTTCAATCTGCTAATACGTCTAGCACACTTACCCAGACGCTACCATCTACGGATGCGGTGACGCTTGGCTATCTCAACGCTCCACCAGTCGGAACCAAAACGGCCAGCTATACCTTGGCTGTTGGCGATGTTGGCAAATACGTTCAACTTGGCGCGTCTGGTGCGATTGTGATCCCAACATCAACATTTAGCGACGGCGATTTGATCTCAATCTACAACAACACATCGTCAACGGCGACAATTACTTGTTCTGCACCAACGGCTTACATCGCTGGGTCAAACACAACGGTAACGTCGGTCACGCTTGCGATTCGCGGCGTTTGCACCGTTCTGTTTAGTTCTGCCACCACTTGCGTCCTGACGGGCAACGTGTCATGAGTGGGATTATGCTTTCTTTGTTGGGTAGGAAAGCTGCTGCTACAGCAACCCCAACTGTTGACTATCTTGTTGTTGCAGGTGGCGGCGGCGGCGTTCAAGGAGGTGTTGGTGGCGGTGGTGGCGGTGCGGGTGGATATAGAGAAGCGACTGGATTTGCAGTTACTGCTGGAACCCCAATCACAATAACGGTTGGCGGCGGCGGCGCAGCAATTGCAAACACCGCAAATTACACAACTTCTCGGTCCCCCGGAAGTGATTCAGTATTTTCCACTATTACATCAACGGGTGGTGGCGGCGGTTCTTCTGGGAATATTGCTGGTCAAGCAGGTGGATCAGGAGGTGGTGGAGATGGAAGTTATGCCTCAGCAGGAGGTGCAGGTAACACCCCATCTACCAGTCCATCTCAAGGAAATTCCGGAACAAGTGGCGTTATCACATACGCCGGCGGCGGTGGCGGTGGATCAGGAAGCGCGGCTGGCGCAGGTGTGCCAGGAGCCAATCCAACAGGCGGCGCAGGCGGTTCTGGAACCTCTTCATCAATAACTGGTTCAGCGGTTGTTTATGCGGCAGGTGGTGGTGGCGGGGCCTATTCTGCATCGGGCAACGGCACAGGCGGTGCTGGTGGTTCATCTGGGGTTGGTGGTACTGGCGCAAACATGATTAGCAATGCAACATCTGGAGCAACTAGTACCGGATCTGGCGGCGGTGGTGGTGGAAATCTTGGCGCGTCCGGAACTTTGGGCGGTAGCGGTTCTGCCGGTGTTGTTATTATTGCTTATCCAGACACATACCCAGCGCCAACAATTAGCGGTGGTTTGACTTACAATCAACCTACACGTTCTGGCTATCGTGTTTACCGATTTACCGCCGGGACCGGCACTATTACTTTTTAAAAATCATGGATTACTACGCTTTCCTTGATGAAAATAACATTGTAACGGAAGTTATCCCCGGAAAAGACCAAGGGTCTGATAATACTGACTGGGAACAATGGTACGGTGAATTTCGTGGTCAAGTTTGCAAGCGTTGCAGAATGGACGGGTTCCGCAAAAATTACGGAAACATTGGCTTCACATACGACGCTCAACGCGACGCATTTATCCCGCCACAACCATTCCCGTCTTGGACGATAAACGAAGACACTTGTTTGTGGGAACCGCCTGTTTCTTTTCCGAATGACGGAAAAATACATTATTGGGTTGAAGACAATCAAATTTGGGAAGCGGGAACGCCGGTAGCGAAGTATGAGTAGATTTTATGAGCTTGGTTACTTTGGAAACATTTGGGTTCGTCAGAATTCAATTGACAAGGCCGGCGATTCATTTGATGGGCATGAACATCATTTTGATCATGTAACCTTGCTTGCGCAGGGAAGGGTTTTGGTAGAAGTTCAAGGGTACGAGCCTAAAGAATTTCAAGCTCCAACATTTATTGTCATCAAAAAAGACAAGCAGCACAAAATTACATCGTTAACTGACGACGTGTTGTACTACTGTGTGTTTGCCTTGCGGGACAATAACGGGGAAGTGATGGAGGAAGTGTTTGGTGACGAACACAATCCTTTGTCTGCGGCCCCAAAAAAATTATGATGTATGAACCAACAACTTCTTGGGTGGTTATAGATGCCAGTTAACTTATCGCCCGTAGCGGGGGCTGCACAGCAGTTCTTTAGTAATAGCGGCGTTCCGCTCGCGGGCGGTTTGTTGTACACCTATTCGGCTGGTACAACTACACCGCTGGCTACCTACACGACCGCCGCTGGCACAACGGCTAACAGCAACCCAATCGTGCTGAACTCAGCAGGGAGACTGGATAGTGAGGTGTGGCTTACGTCTACGCTGACGTACAAGTTTGTCCTCAAGGACTCAGGCGGCGTCACAATTGCCACCTACGATGACATCCCCGGCATTGGGAGCGTCAGCGGCCTGACCACCGGCACATCGCTCTTGTCTGGCAACGGCAGCGGTGGGTTTAGCAACGTAACGATTGGTTCTAACCTTAGCTTTGTTGGCGGCACGTTGTCGGCCACGACTAGCGGCGGCAGCGGTGTTACTTCGGTTGCGCTAACTGCTCCAGCAGCATTTACCGTTACCGGAAGTCCAGTTACCTCAACCGGAACTTTGGCGCTGACGTACTCTGGCACTCCCGTTCCGGTATCTAGCGGTGGAACTGGTACAAGTACATTGACCACCAACTCAGTTGTGCTTGGTAACGGCACAAGCGCGGTGCAGTTTGTTGCGCCCGGAACGGCTGGAAACGTACTGGTTAGCGATGGCGCAACTTGGACAAGCGCACCAAGCGCGGGTCCAACAACGGCATTTGTTGTTGGGACGTATTGCTTTGCTCGCGCAACGTCTTTTCCGTTTGGGACCATCTTCCCCGGCAACGATATTGCAGGGTCGTATTTGATTCCATCAGGGACGTATAACCTTGTTACTTACTCAACCACGCTGCCCGGAACGTGGCGTTGCATGGGCTTTACCGACAACGGTTCAAGTCCCACATTGTTTTTAAGAATTTCTTAATGTAGTATCACCGTACCGGCGCGGATCACCGGGGAATCTCAGGATTCAAAATGTCCGAAGAAGTAGTAGTAGCGTCTGAAGCGGAAGTAGCGCCCGCGCCGGAACTGGAAGCCACGGCGGCCCCAGAACCTGTAGATACGCCGGAAGTTGCGACCAAGACCTTCACACAAGAAGAGCTTGATGCAGCAATCCAAAAACGTCTCGCAAGAGAACAGCGAAAGTGGGAGCGTGAGCGTCAAGCACCGCCGCCCGTTGCCGTTGATGTCCCGCCTGTAGATCAGTTTGATTCGGTTGATGCGTATGCAGAAGCCAAGGCAATCAAGCTAATCGAGCAGCGCGAACAGCATCGTCAGCAGACGGAGATTCTTGAGGCATATCACGAGCGTGAAGAAGAGGCTCGGTCCAAGTACGATGACTTTGAACAAGTCGCGTACAACCCAAGTCTTAAAATTACGACTGTGATGGCGCAAGCAGTTCAAGCCTCTGATGCTGGCCCTGATATAGCCTACTATCTCGGGTCCAATCCAAAAGAAGCTGACCGCATTTCCCGTCTTAGCCCGATCTTGCAAGCCAAAGAGATTGGACGCATTGAGGCTAAAATAGCCAACGATGTACCAGTCAAACGTACTACGTCCGCGCCCGCACCTATTAGTCCAGTAACTGCAAGAACTTCAGGAAATCCTAGTTATGATACGACCGATCCCCGGTCGACCAAGACCATGACTACCTCGGAATGGATTGAAGCAGAACGGCAGCGCCAGATTAAGAAATGGCAAGCTCAGAATCGCTAACTCTTTTTAGGAATTACCATGTCAAATAGCATTCTTACGATTGACATGATCACTAGGAAAGCCCTAGAGATCTTGGAAAACAATCTGGTTCTTACCCGTAACGTCAACCGCCAGTACGACGATTCTTTCGCTGTTGAAGGCGCAAAGATCGGTTCGACCCTGCGTATTCGTCTGCCCGACCGCGCTTTGGTAACTGACGGTGCTGCCCTGCAAGTTCAGGACGACAACGAGCAGTTCACCACCCTGACCGTTTCGACCCAGAAGCACATCGGCGTGAACTTCACTTCTGCCGAACTGACCATGCAGTTGGATGACTTTGCAGATCGCGTTCTCAAGCCGCGTATCTCGCAGTTGGCTTCCAGCATTGACGCTGACGTTGCTAATGCGTACAAAGCAATCGGTAACACCGTTGGTACGCCCGGTACAACTCCAGCTTCGTCGTTGGTGTTGTTGCAAGCTCAACAGAAACTGAACGAAAACGCTGCTGTTATGAACCCACGCTATGCGACGGTTAACCCCGCTGCAAACGCTGGTCTGGTTGAGGGTTTGAAAGGTCTGTTTAATCCAACCGAAACCATCAGCAAACAGTTCAAGAACGGCATGATGGGTACGGGCGTATTGGGCTACGACGAGATCAATATGTCTCAGTCGATCAAGCAGCACACCACGGGTAACTTCCCTGCATCCCCGATTGTTTCCTCAAGTGCTACGTTTGTTGAAGGTCAGTCGACCCTCGCCATTACGTTCACCAGCGGGACCAAGACGGTTAAGCAAGGCGACGTTTTCACCATCGCTGGCGTGTACGCAGTCAACCCACAGACCCGTGAGTCAACTGGTTCGCTTCAACAGTTCGTTGTGACCGCTGACAACAGCGTGACCTCCGGTACTGCAATGACCTTGGCAATTTCTCCGGCGCTTTACACGTCGGCAAATGCTTTGGCTACCATTGATGCGTTCCCAGCTACCAGCGCGGTTATCACGTTTGTTGGAACTGCATCAACCCAGTACCCACAGAACTTGGTCTACCACAAGGACGCAATCACGTTTGCTACGGCTGACTTGTTGCTGCCGCAGGGTGTTGACATGGCTGCTCGCGCAGTTCACAACGGTATCAGCTTGCGTGTGGTTCGCCAGTACGACATCAATAACGACCGTCTGCCATGTCGTATTGACGTTCTGTATGGCTTCTCAACGATCCGTCCACAGATGGC